TTATAAATAATTTTGGCTCATATAAAATATTAAGTTCGCCACTTAGATATGATGATGAGAACAGTACAAAGCATAAGATAGATTGGATTGGAAGAAAATTAAAGATTAAACCAAAAGAAACTATTATATCTAGTAATAAAGGTGCATATGCTACACAACCAGATGGCACTCCAAACATATTAATTGATGACTTGGGTAGAAACATTCAGAACTGGATGAATAATGGTGGACTTGGAATTAAATATCAAGCAGACGAAGACCCATTATCAAAAGTACAGCAATGGTTAGAACAGTTTAAAAAAGGAGAAGTAACGCAAGAATCAAATACTTGTGAACGAGAAGAAAATATATTTGAGAATGACAGTGCAATTAAGTAAAAAAACTATGGAACTCTTGTTAGTAAATTACAAGAATATACATAAGGCTATACTAATAAACTGTCAATATAAGCAGAAATTTACTAAGTTGATTGATGACTTAGAAAAAGAATTGAGGGGAAAGGAGGATGCAAGTATATAAAGAAACAATTTGGCATTTCACTTGTCAATCTTGTAATGGTTTTTGGACAGTTGCGGCATCAGATAAATGGGTACCAAAAGAATTATTCTGTACTCATTGTGGCTCAAAACGTACACATGATCCAGAGCAAATTGAATGGGTAGATGATGATTATCTTCCTGAAAATAATCAACACGAGAATTATTTAAAGTTTGAAAAAGAGTTTCTTAGAGAGGAAGTAAACGAAGGACATATTAGATTTGGAACTTCATCTTATAATAGAGCAGTAGATAGTTTTCAAAACGAAATATGTTCATGTGGACATAAAGTTATAGATTGCGACTGTAAAGCAGGATGCAAGTGTGGTTGTAATAAGAGATTTTTAGGTTCATATTGAGTGTTTTTTAACTACAAACTTAATTATGAGTAAAATAGATAAATACTACTGTTAAAACCATAATCAAACACTAATTATAGGAGATAGAGAAAATGGCAAGAACATTAAACAATTTTGGTGTACCTTTAGATACCGGAGATGCAGCCACAGGTACTGGTATTCTACAACCAAAACTAAACTATAGATTCCGTGTAGTAGTTGCTGGTTTTGGTGGAGTAAATGTACCGTCAACATCAGAATTCACAAGACAGGTTATGAATGTATCCCGTCCAAAGGTATCACATGAGTCAATTCCATTAGATTCATACAACTCACGTATGTATGTTATGGGTAAGCACACTTGGGAACCAATTACAATAACACTACGTGATGATATAGCGAACAATCTAACTAAGTTAGTTGGCCGTCAAGTTCAACAACAGTTAGACCATAAAAGTCAAAGAGGACCATCAGCAGGAACTAATTATAAGTTTTCTACATTGATTGAAATCTTAGATGGTAACTCTGGCAATGCGACTGAACAATGGCAATTAGAAGGATGTTTCGTTACAAACGCTGATTATTCTCAAACTGATTACGCAGTTTCAGATCCAGTTACGATTACATTGACACTTCAATACGATAACGCAGTATTGAATGATGATATTATGCCTGATGTTATTTCGTATCCAGGTGGAACACAAGGCGGTTAATAAGAGAGTCACTACAAAATGGCTGATGAAAGACAGAATGTCAAAAAAGGCAAACGAATCTTAGCAGATAGTAGTAACGCCAAATGGCGTTTTGGATATCATGGTGCCCCAGGCACACCAATTAAGTCCTCTCCTAAACTGTCTGACTTATGGTTTATAGAATATAAGACAGTTTCAGGCAATAAAGGTACGACACTCGATATTTCCGGATTGGCAAAATCAGTATCTCATATTTCTGTTATGACATCTACGATGCCAGTTGACCAATATGGCAAAAGAATTTATGTTCCAACCCGTGTTGACTTTCCAGAAGTAACAATTTCTATGTATGATACTGTTGATGGTAGAATGTTCAGAATGGCAGAAGATATATATAGTAAATTTTTTAAGAATCAAGATGCTAAATTTACATCAGCAAATGCAGAAGAAGTTCTAACAAGTTCTCATATGCATGGTAGAAAGATTCCCGATGATAAGCACAATTATTATCATCAACATTTTGAAAAAATAACAGTATATCACTTTTTCGGTAACCTTGATAAAGCAGGACCAGGAAACAGGTCAGCAAACGCAGGTGCAGGAACAATTCAGAAAATTGATTTAATCAATCCATTAGTTACCAATTTTACTTTTTCATCAAGTGATTATAGTATCTCTGAACTAAGAACAGTCGATATGTCAATTCAACCAGAAAACATAATAATCTCAAACGAAGCAGAAGCAAATTTCCCAGATTGGATGACATTGGGGATGGATTATATGTTGCGTGAATTGACATCTACTAATAAACATATTCCAGAAATTTATCCTGATCCTTTTGAGTATGAATATGGAGCAGGTTTTAAAGCCAACCTCTTTAAGAAAACGTCATCTAAAGACCGTGGACCAGACATTATTGAGGACTTCGAAGAGGATAGAATTAATAAAAAGTCCCAAGAAGAACGTGATTTGACCAATGAAGGAAGAGATGCAAAGGAAGAAGTTAGAAAACTTAATAATTTGATGAAGTTATGGAATATAGCCAATGAAAATCCAGATTCAGAAAATATTGAAGAATTAACAAAAGAATTAAAAGATAGCATTGGCGCAATAGATATAGCAAGAAGAAATAGATATATGAAATCAACTCCGCCTAGTGTAGATGATAATCAGATATTCGCCACTCCTTATGAAGCAACATATGAGAATCCAGATGTTGCAGGATTCGGTGATAGATTTGGAAATAGTAATCCAGCGGTAGATTCGTTACCCTCGTATTCGCAATTAGATTTAGGATCTTCAATGATAAATGAATTAGTATCATCATTCTTTGGTAAACGTTCTTTTAGTGTCAGTAATGTTAATAATAGTTTATTTGGTCCTGGTGGATTGAAAAATGTATTGCGTGATGTTGCAATAAATGGACTTCTCGAAGGAATTTCAGGAAGAACAGTTGATGGCTCAAAGATAACAGATAGCGTCAATACAAGTCGTTCAAGTAATAGTAAATCGACATCTGCTATAATAGTTGAACGATTACCCGATATAGTTGAGACTGTGTATAAAAGAGGCACAAACACACCGTATTCTCCGGGCGTAAGTCAAGTAATAAAGGATAAATTCAAATGAAACTAGATGTCTTAACTGCTAAATTATTGAAAAAGGGATTCCCTCAAGCCAAAGCAGAACTGTACGCAGTAGAACTTACAAATGTTGCAAAGACATATGGTATAAATCCATATGATTTTGTAGATGAGATTTCTGAAGACTTTTCTTTCAATGATTTAGGGTCATTCGTCTTTAATAATGCTTTGCGATTCGGATATAAGACGGGAAAAATGACTCCTACTAAACCGAACACTTATGTCGCAAGGGCAATTATTAAATAATGACAAAATTCCATCAAGGAAAATATCAAATATTAAATCAATCAAAGTACTCAGGAAGTGGAACGCCCACTTTTAGAAGCAGTTGGGAACAGACTTTCATGCAGTTCTGTGACACAAACCCAAATGTTATGGCATGGGCAAGTGAGCCAGTTAGAATTACATATCAAAATCCGTTAACTAGTAAAGTTACAACATATGTTCCTGATTTTGTTATCGTGTACAGAGATGCAAAAGGTAAGAAAAATGCTGAACTGATTGAAATAAAACCAAGCACACAATCTAATCCTAAATTCGCAAAGAGTAGGGCACAACAGGCACAAGTTGCAGTAAACTTTGCTAAGTGGGATGCCGCAACACAATGGGCGAGAAAAAGAGGTATGAAATTTAGAGTTCTCAATGAGAATGATATCTACGCAAACACCAAGAAGCCAAAAGTCCGCAAAAATAAATAATTTTATTTTGATAAATACGTATATAATTAATTAAGAACGTATATTATGACAAAAAAATTAGAAGAAACCTTCAATATTGAACCAGCAGAAGAAAAAGTAGAAGAAGAAACTACTGAAGAAACTCCCTCAATTGAAGAGTCAAAAGCATTAACAGAGGTTCTATATGCTGAACTAAAGACTACTGAGAAGATTGACAACGCATTACCTCTGGTTAAAGACCTTAATGAACATGATAAAGAGATGGATGATATTCATCAAAAGGCTCTGGATGCATTCAATGATTTACTTCAATTAGGAATGAATGTAGAAGTACATGCTGGTGCTAAGTTGCTAGAAACAGCAAATCAGATGCTAAAAACGGCTATGGAAGCAAAAGATAGCAAAGTTGATAGAAAACTAAAGATGATTAACCTTCAATTACAAAAAGCCAAGTTGGACCACAATATTTCTAAAAATAAAGATGGTTTTGAACTAGAAAGTGAAGGTTCAGTTATAATTGATAGAAATGAATTACTAAAACGTATAGAAAATGCCAAGAAAGACATAAAAAATGATAAATAAGAATAGAAGTTATTCTAATTAAATCGAGAACATAAAATGAAAACATTTAAACAATACTTAACAGAGTCAACAAAAGAACACAAATTCACATTGAGATTCTGTTCAGACTTAGATGAGGGTGAGGAAAATCGTATTGAGACATTTTTGACAAAATACGACCTTAAAACGATGTCAAAGACATCTACTACGCCAATCACTAAGAATCCAATGTTTTTTGATGATGTAACAAATTCAAAAGTTTCAAAAATTGATATCGTTACTGGTTATCCACTATCAGCAGATATTCTAAGACAACAACTAAGTGATTTATTAAGTGTAAATCTTGCTCATGTTGTAGTTCATCCAGAAGGCTGGGAACCAGAAGCAGAGGTTGAAGAAGACAAGGATAAAGAGGCACTACTAGCATCAGATTATGACGAAACGTCAGATGATGGTAAAACTTACGGTAAAACTTTTGTAGACAAATTTTTAAAAGAATTAGAGAAAAAAGAACATGAGGTTGTAGAGAACGAATTGAGCATTACGCCAAAATCAGACCCTGCACCAGAACAAATGTCAAAAGATGAGAAATCTACTCCATCTGTCATAACAGGAGACGAAAATGACTAAGAAATATACCTTAACAACATCAGAGGAAACTGTTACAGAGAATCCAGAAGATATCATCAGATTGATGAAACTAGCAGGCCTCACAAAAGCACAACCAGTTGCTGAAGAAGAAGAAGTAACTGAAGAGTGGGCAAACACACCAGATGGATCGTCTGGACCCAATGACAAATTAGACTTAGATGATTATTCTAAAAAGTCTCCAGAAAGCATTGCAAAACAGAAGAAATCAATTCAACCAACACTGGGTGATAACCCATTAGAGTACTCTTTAGACGAAAATGAGATTCAAGAAGCGTTGATGAAAGAATTTGACGAAAGTGAGAAACTTGCAGAAGAAAGAGTAGACGAAATACCATTATTGGCGCCGGTAGTGGGTGCAATTGGTAGAGGTGCCCTAGCAGTTGGTAAGGCATTATTGAGAAATCCAATCAAATCAACGATTGCAACGGCTGCCCTTAGTGGTGGTGATGATGAGCCAGTTAATGCAAGTAAAAAGAGAAAAGTTGAAAAATTAAACGCAGTTAAAGAAGAAACTAAAGAAGAAACTGAAGAAGTTACTGAAGAATTAACAGCAGGTCAAAAGAAATTACCTGATGCATTACAAAAATCAATTCTTGCTAAACAAGGCAAAAAGGACGACACAGTAGAAGAAACTGAAAAAACTGTTGAAGAAAATCTTCAAAAAGCAGATGAAGAAATTAAAAAATTAAAAGAAGACTGTTCTTGCGGTCATGATTCCTCTTGTGATTGTGGTCCAGATTGTGGTTGCGGTTGCAACGCAGTTAATGAAGACCAAGAAAGAATTAGAAAATTAATAAACTATTAAATAGCATTCCTCCATTGCGAACAAATAAAGTCTCCTAGTGAGACTTTTTTGTTTTTGGCCCAGATAAATACTATTATAATTAACTGAGTATATAATGCATGGCAGATTTAACCAAAAAACCTCACACAAAAACGCAATTTAGCAACGCACAGTTGTTAGAATTTAGCAAGTGTATGTCGAATCCGTTCTATTTTCTGGAAAAGTATTTTATGATTCAGCATCCTACACGTGGAAGTATAATATATGCGGCATACGACTATCAACAAGAGTTAGCAGAGAATTATCATAATTATAGATTTTCTATATCTATGTTAGGTAGACAGATGGGTAAATCAACAACTGCGGCTGGTTATCTATTATGGTATGCAATGTTCAATCCAGACCAAACAGTTCTCATAGCGGCACACAAATATTCGGGTGCCCAAGAAATTATGCACAGAATTAGATATGCATATGAGATGTGTCCAGACCATATTAGAGCAGGTGTGACAAATTATAACAAAGGTAGTATCGAATTTGATAATGGCTCACGTATTATTTCACAAGCAACAACAGAAAACACTGGTCGTGGTCTTTCAATTTCATTACTATACGCAGATGAGTTCGCATTTGTACGACCAACAATAGCAAAAGAATTCTGGACTTCTATTTCCCCAACACTAGCAACAGGTGGTAAAGCAATTATCACTTCAACACCAA